GGTGCTTATCCCGGCGACCGGGAAAATGATTTGGTTTACAGAAGAGGGACTGAGGCGTGCAGCCGCCAAAATCGCGGCGGAAGAGTAAACGGCATGAGCAGCGGGAGGTGATCAGCATGCCGAATCTGAGCAGCGCGGCAAACTGCGTATGCCCGTTTTACCTGGGAGAAACGGGAAAAAGCATATCGTGCGAAGGAATGATAGACGGAACAAGGGCGCGGAACGTGTTTCCAAGCAGTGAAGTGAAAATGCGATACATGCAGGAGCGATGTTACAGCCATGCATATGCGCGGCGCTGCTGGCATGCTGCGGCGCTGGTTGGCAAAGCGGAGGGCGACTAGACAAGGACGACGAGGACGCCGGGGAGTAAATTCCCCGGCTTTTTTATTTGCCCAAAAGACGACTCAAAGAGGCGCCAAAAGTAGGGGAGAAAACGCGGCAAACAAAACGGTACGCTGAACATGGCCAAAGAGCGAGGTGAAAAACGGGTTTCTTCATTATCGCGCGAGGAGGTGAAAACGTGGCCAGACACAACTGGAGCAAAATCAAAAACGCATACGTAACCAGCAACATGACCCAGCGTGAAGTGGCCAAAAAGTACGGCGTGAGCGAAAGCCAGCTGGCCGTGCGCGCCTCTAATGAAGGATGGGTGAAACTTCGGCGCGAGCACAGAAGCAAAGTGGAAGAAAAAGCGAAGCAGAAAGCGCTTGAGAAAAAAGCGGAGCTGATGGCGGTGCAGCTGGTGGACATCGGCACGGCGGGCGAGAACCTGGCCGCGCTGATTGCGGAGGTATCGACCGAAGCCAAAAGCCTGCGCGTGGGCAGGAGCAAAAAGGCGGATACCAAGGCCATCCGCAACCTGACAGGCGCGCTGAAGGATTTGGTGGACGTGCTGCGCGATGTGTACGAGCTGCCCACCTTGCAGGATAAGCAGAAAGAGAATCGAGGCGGAGGCGCGCAGGAGGTGCGCGTGGTGTTTGATACGGACGAGGAGGAAGAGGACGAGGATGGCGACGGTAACGATTCAGATTCCGCAGCCAAACCCGAAGCAGCGCCTGTTCCTGAGGAGTAAGTGCAAAAACACGGGCTTTGGCGGGGCGCGCGGGGGCGGCAAGAGCTGGGTTGTCCGCGTGAAGGCGCTAAAGCTGGCGCTGAAGTTTCCCGGCATCAAGGTGATGATCGTGCGCCGAAGCTATCCGGAATTGAGAAACAACCACATCCTGCCCATGCAGCAGATGGTGCCCACCAGCGTGGCGCGCTATGTGGATGTGCACAAGGAGCTGAGATTCCACAACGGCAGCACCATCCTGTTCCGATACTGTGAAAGCGAAAAGGACATGCCCAGGTATCAGGGCTTGGAAGTGGATGTGATCTTTCTGGAAGAGGCCACGCAGTTTGAGGAGGAAGTGTACAAGATGTTCCAGGCATGTATACGCGGAACCAACGGATTCCCCAAACGAATGTATCTGACGTTTAACCCGGGCGGGAAAGGTCATGCGTGGGTCAAGCGCCTGTTCATTGACAAGGTGTACCAGAAGGGCGAAAAGGCGGAGGATTATTGCTTCATCCAGAGCTTTGTTACGGATAACAAGGCGCTGATGAAGATGCAGCCGGAGTACATAGAGCAGCTGGAAGCCCTGCCGCCGAAACTGCGTGACGCTTGGCTGCATGGCAGGTGGGACATCTTCGAAGGCCAGTTCTTTGAGGAATTCATCAACGCACCCAACAAGCAGCGCAAGCGCACCCATGTGATCGAACCATTTGACGTGCCGCAGAGCTGGAAACGGTACCGCAGCTATGACTTTGGCTATGGCAAGCCGTTCAGCTGCGCATGGTGGGCGGTGGATCAAGACGGGCGGTATTACAGAATTCTTGAGCTGTACGGCTGCACGGAAACGCCAAACGAAGGCCTGAAGTGGACAACGGACCGGCAGTTTGATGAGATCGCGCGCATTGAGCGGGAACACCCGTACCTGAAAGGCCACAACATCGTGGGCGTGGCTGACCCGGCCATCTTTGGCGATGGCAAGGGCGGCAAGAGCACGGCGGATGTGGCAGCGGAGTATGGCGTGTACTTCACCAGGGGGAACAACGACCGCATCAACGGCTGGATGCAGGTGCATTACCGGCTGCACTTTGACGAGGACGGTTACCCCATGATGTATGTGTTTGATACCTGCAAGGCATTCATCCGCACGATTCCGCTGCTCTGTTACGACGAGCACATGCCCGAGGATCTGGACACGGACGGCGAGGACCATGTGGCGGACGAAACCAGGTATTTCTGCATGATGAACCCGCTGGCGGCGCCCAAGAGCAAGCCGCCCAAGGTGAAGCCATACGACCCGTTGGATCTGGAGGATCTGGACGCGGCGGATGGCGAGATGGAATTTTACAGTCTGGCATAAGGAGTGAGAAGGAATGGCACAGATGGGCAAGGCAAGGGAAATTACACCGGACGAGCAGAAAGCGCTTGAGATCATTGCACAGGGCGGACAGCCGAGCATGGAAACCGCAGAGCCTGCGCAGGTGGCGCTTGTGAGCGAGCCGGAGGCGGAGGAGCGCGTGGGCCGCGTGGGCAGGATCGGCCCTGAGGATGTGAGGCGGGCGGAGAGACTGCTGGAAGAGTACAAGAACGGAAAGGCGACGCTTGAGCAGCGCATTGTGCAGAATGAGCAGTGGTTCAAGCTGCGCAACTGGGACGGCAAGCAGAGCAAGAACCCCGGCGACCCCAAACCCTCCAGCGGCTGGCTGTTCAACAGCCTGGTCAATAAGCATGCAGACGCCATGGACAACATGCCGGAGCCGAATGTGCTGCCCAGAGAAGAGAGCGACGAGCGCACGGCCAAGGTGCTTGGAGCGGTGATCCCGGCCATTCTTGACAACTGCGAGTTTGAACAGGTGTATTCCAGCGTGTGGTGGTACAAGCTCAAGACCGGCACAGGCGTGTATGGTGTGTTCTGGGAAAATGAGAAGGAAAACGGGCTGGGTGATATCGATATCCGCGAACTGGATATCCTCAACCTGTTCTGGCAGCCGGGGATTACGGATATTCAGAAGAGTGCAAACCTGTTCCATGTGGAATTGCTCGACCGCGAGCTGGTGGAGGGCATGTGGCCGGAGATGAAAGGCAAGCTCAACGCCAGCACCATTGATATCAAGCAATACCGCTATGACGATACCGTGGACAACACCGAGAAGGTGGCCGTGGTTGACTGGTACTATAAGCTGCGCAGAAACGGTCAGAAGCCCGTGCTGCACTATGTGAAGTTCTGCGCGGGAGAGGTGCTGTATGCCAGCGAGAACGACCCTGCGTGCGAGGAGCGCGGCTTCTACGACCATGGCAAATACCCGGTGGTGTTTGATGTGCTGTATCCCGTGGCGGGCAGCCCGTGCGGATTTGGCAATGTGGATGTGTGCAAGGATCCACAGCAGTTCATTGACAAGCTGGACCAGGCGATGCTCAAAAACGCGGTAATGCAGGCGCGAGCAAGGTTCTTCTGCCGTGAGGACGGCAGCGTGAACGAGCGGGAGTTTGCCGACATGAGCAAGGATTTTGTGCACTACAGCGGCAGCGGAAACCCGCAGGACAGCCTGATGCAGATTCAGCCGCCAGTGATGGGGAACTATGCCATGGCCATGCGCACGGCCAAGATTGACGAGCTGAAGGAAACCAGCGGCAACCGCGATTTCCAGCAGGGCGGAACGGCGCAGGGCATCACGGCGGCCAGCGCCATCAGCGCCTTGCAGGAGGCGGGAAGCAAAACCAGCCGCGACATGATCAAGACCAGCTACAGGGCGCTTGCGCAGATCTGCTATCTGTGCATTGACCTGATCAGGCAGTTTTACACCGAGCCGCGCACCATGCGCATTATCGGCGAAACCGGGCAGCCGGAGTATCAGACGATCAGTGCGCAGATGCTGGGCGGTCAGCCACAGGGAAACGATTATGGCGCCGACATGGGTGAGCGCGTGCCGGTGTTTGACATCAAGGTGAGCGCGCAGCGTGCCAGCCCCTTTGCCACGGTTGCGCAGAACGAGCGCGCCAAGGAACTGTACGGCATGGGATTTTTCAAGCCCGACCTTGCGGATCAGGCGCTGGCAGCGCTGGATATGATGCAGTTTGACGGCATTGAAAAGGTGCGCGAGCGTATTATGCAAAACGGAACGCTGATGCAGCGCTTGCAGGAGATGGGGAATATCGCCATGGCGATGGCGCAGCAGATTGACGCCACAACCGGCACCCAGTACGCCATGCAGATTGCGCAGCTGATGGGCATGAACATGCAAACCATGGGCAGCATGCCGATTCGCGCGGGCGGTGGTGATGTAGGCGTGAATGCGCTGGGAGATACCTTCCAGAAGAGCAGGGCGCAGACGGCGGAGGCGGCAAGGAACGACGCGGCCAACAAAGCAACGCCGAGGTGATGGGGATGACGAAAATCAGTTTCTTGGAAACCGATATGACCGTAACCATCGAAATGCACGGTCATGCGGAATATGACAGCACGGGCAAGGATATTGTGTGCGCGGCGTGCAGCGTGCTGATTCAGTCGCTGATCAACGCGCTGCATGTGCTGAACGTGCCGAATGGCTGGATCCAAAACGACGGTGAAGTGGAGCTGAGTTTTCAAAAAACAAGGGATTGGAAAGGCGCGTACACGGTGGCAAGAGTCGGCTTTGAAATGCTGGCAAAGAGCTATCCGAATAATGTAACCATAACGGACTGAGCGGGCGAAAGCCCGCTTTTTTTGTAAAAGCGACCGGCTGACAGGGGAAGGGACCCTGGCGGCAAAGGGAGCGGAACACAACAAAGTGAGAAAAGAAAGGCGGCGCAAAGCGACGCCGAAAGAGCGAAAAAACAGGGGAGAAATGCGAAAAGCCTTTTGCTACGCTGATTGTGACACGCGGGAAAGACCGCTGAGACGCGCAGGAGAGACTGCAGGAAACAGCGACCGAAGGAAGGGGAGGGACCCTTCCGCGAGGGAGCGGAAAACCCGCTGGAAAGTGGGGAGAGCGCGGCGCCATTGGCGACGTGCGTAGCTTGTGACACGCGGGAGAGACCGCAGGAGGAACACGATGGAAAAGGCATGGATGGAGCTTGATTTGATGCTGTTTGGCGAAGGTGGCGCGGGAGCTGCCGGGGCAGCCGCAGGAGCAGCCGGCGAGGGTGCCGGGGAAGCGGCGGCGGAACCGCAGGCGGCGCCGGTACACGAACGCAAGCGTGGTAAGGCCAACCCGCTTGAAAATGTGGTGTACGGCAAACAGGCAAATGTGCAGGAGGAAGCACCAGACGAACCCCCGGAAACGGAACCCGGCGCGGGAACCAAGGAACAATCGGACGCGGAGAGGCGAGCGGCGTTTGACGCATTCCTTGCCGACCCGCAGAACAAAGCGCTGTATGACGAGCGTGTGAATGGCCTGATCAACAGGAGATTCAAAGCCCACGGTGAGATGGAGGCCAAGCTGGCAGCCGCGCAGCCGGTGCTTGACACCCTGATGGCCAAGCACGGTGTGCAGAGCCTTGAGGATCTCCAGGCCGCGATCGACGCGGATGCGAGCTACTTCGAGGATGCAGCCAACGAGGCCGGCATGACGGTGGAACAGTACAAGCGCTTTCAGGCGGTTGAGCGTGAAAACGCCAGACTGCGCGAGGCGGAGGAACACAGGGCGCAGCGTGAGGGCGTGGAAAGGTCGGTTCAGGATTGGCTGCAGCAGTCGGAAGCCTTGAAACAGCGTTTCCCGGACTTTGACCTGCAGCGTGAGATTAACGACCCTGTGACCGGCGAGAGGTTTGTGAGCCTGCTCAGGAGCGGCAACATCGGCGTGGACGTAGCCTATCAGGTGATCCACATGGACGAGCTGATGAGCGGCGCGATTGGACAGGCCGTGCGAACTGCACAGGAAAAGACGATTAACAACATCCGTGCCAGGGGACTCAGACCCAGCGAAAACGGAAACGGCGGAGGAGCCGCCGGTGTGATTGTGAAGAAGGACCCCTCCAAGTTTACCAGGGCTGACCGAAACGAGATCAGCCGCCGAGTGATGCGAGGGGAGGAAATCAATTTGTGATTGGGAGGAAAAGACGATGTACGCATATATGACCCCTGTTCGGTACCAGATGCCCCTGAACCTGCATCTGTTTGACGCTCAGACCAACGTAACCACGGACGCTGGCATGAGCGTGGAAATGAAAACCTATTACCATGACCGCCTGATCGACCATGCGGAGCCGAAACT